TAATTTCCACCAGTTTGCTAAAAAATCCGCCAGTATTTTCATCAATGACTCCGAAGCTCGTCTTGATGTCTCGAAAAATTCCAGCCAAGCCAGCCATGACATTACTTGTCCGAGTTGCCAGCGTTTCCAATTTTGTGCCAAGTCCATCGATGGCTTGACCGGACTTGACTCCTGAGACTTCAACAGCAGTGAGAATGCCCTTTCCAAGTGTCTCCGATGCTTCCGAAGCAGCCACTTTGAGCTTGTCAATCTTGCCTGCCATCGTCTCAGCAGCAGCAGCTCCCTGGCCACTGAATTTCTTTGATAAGTCATCCATGATGGCTGAGAGATCTCCGGACTTGATGAGATTCTTGTCAATGCCTACATTCAAGCGACCAAGAGCTCCGAGATTGCCTGTGAAGGCTTTGTTCAGTGCCCCGACCACCAATGTGAGATCTTTGCCCGATCCACGCGAGATGTCGATGGCGCGCTTGAGAAGCTCTTGTGATCCAGCCACATCTTTGGTCGTAGTAATCAAGGATTGAAGCGATGGCCTCAAGATGTCTTCAGAGATGCCGCTCGTTCTCTGGAGCTGATCTGTAAAGGCAATGACTCCTGGAATCGCATCGCGGAAGCCAAGATTGCTCAGAGCTGTGGTGAGCGATTGGAGCTGCTTTTCTTCTGCAATGGCAGCCTTGACAGAAACTCTGGCCAATTTTTCTGCGAAAGCTACTGCTGCGACTCCTGCCGCAGCGAAACTCGCTTTGGCTCCAAGACTGAATCTCTTGCCAATTTTTTCCATGCCACTGAGATCCTTGGTGGCATTCTTGATTCCCTTATTGTTGAATTTTGTGATGAAAGAAATCAGGACAGAGCGATTGGCCATCAGCCTCTCCTTGTGAAATTGTCAAGAATAGGATCGATGATGTGCTCTAATTTTTGACTGATTGCTTCGCCATATTCTTCTTTTATACGCCAGACCACGCGCTTACGATAGCCATGCTTGACATTCATATTCTCACGCATCAATTCGCCTGCTCTGGGATTTCGAGCGGCGTATCGATTGTCTCGTCTTTTTCTGCCCTGACCAATGAGCTCGAACATCTTGCCGGAGATGGAGTCATTCTCCATGCCGATGACATTATCCCATCCAGATCGATTGCCTTTGACATATCCGCGCTTTATTCTGATGCCAGAGCGCGCTTCCGAAGAGCTCCATTGCCATCTCTGCCAGCCTCGCACATTGCGATGCTTGCGATCATCTGCCCATCCTGGAGATGTATAGGTGGGGATAATTGTGCGCCACTGACTCAATGGCGATTCCGAAGGGATGAAGCCCTTGGCGATAGTGACATAAGGCTTCAAGGTCGCTGAAGTCTGCTTTGTGTATGCCTTGCGCGCATCCGGATCAATTTTCTTGAGATCCCGAAGAGCCTCATCAAGATTGGAGACGAAGAGGACATCGCCTGCTCCGAAATTCTTGCGAATCATCGTCTCCTTCTTCCTGCATTCTGTTGCGCTTGAGCTCTGTCGCGGAGCACTGCCTTAATCGCTATGAGGAAGGCAGGATCACACTCCAGAAGATCATTGGGAGCGATGCCGGTGATGACCGACAAGGTCGCAATCTCGAAGATTCGCCCTTGTCGGCTCACCCATTTGGGCTATCGGTCACAATATCCACTTCTTTGAGAGTTTCAAGGAAAGCATCTCCATATTCCAATTGAGTCAATCCTTTACGCTTCATGCACTGATGTGCAATCCAGTAGAGGTCACTCTGCCGCTCATTGTCTCTGAGTAGCTTGTAGAAGCCGCCCTTGAATTCGACCTCGAAAGCGCACTCCACTGCTGGAGTCACTTCCAAGATTGTCTTCTTCTCGTCTTTGGTCGTTATTTCTAGCCTCATCCTTCCGATTCCTTCCTGTTAGGCTGTTGTGCTCTTGGTCAATGCCTTCACTGGCCAAGTCACGCTCGCAGTCGCTACATCCTGCGGCGTTCCGGAAATTGGCTGCCACTGCTGAATGAAGCAGCTCATGGTGTAACTGGGATTCGTGGATGTCACTGTGCCAGATACCGGAATGAGCTTGAGATTTAGATATGTACCTATCGCATCGTCAATCAAGGAATTTACACTTGATGCTGCGAAGTCGTTGAAAAATTCCAGACTCACAGAATCGGATTTCAATCCTTTGAGGAAGACATGGTCGGTATCAGACATGGCAGTGATTTCTACGGCATCGACTTCTCGATTGAGAGTCACTGAGCTGACGTGATCTGAAATCGTTGTGCCACCAAGTATCACAACGACATTGTTGTTCATGAATATAGCCATTTTTTCTCCTTCTATCCGATCAATTCTACTCGGAAGCGATAGGCAAGATAGTCAATGCCACTCACTTGAATTGATCCGCTTGTCGCTGCTGTCACTCTCAATGTCTGCACTGCTCCTGAGAGTGTCTTGTTGGCTTCCACCACTGTCTTGATGGAGCTATTGCCCGATCCTGACAGATAAGTGTCGAGAGTATTCTGCGCAGATCTCTCGCTCATCCTGCCTGTTATCAGGATGACATCTAGTGTCGCTCGGTCATATCCTCGATTCATCGTGGCATCGAAGTCCATATCGAGCATCCCCACCACAGCGCATGGCACATTGATGGAGTCTGGGATTATGTCATAAGTCCGAAGGCCAGAGATTGTGGCCAATTGTGTTTTGAGATTGTCGCGCACAGTCGAGATAGTCATCGTCATGCGAGTGTCTCCTTGCGATAGGCGCGCACCATAGCCGTCACATCGCGACCCAGTGGGCTCATGCGTATGGCTCCGAGATCTCCCAATCCCAGAATGCCGCCAGGAGAATCCTTGCGCTTGTAGAGATCGGCTGTGAGGATCAGACAGGCTTGATTGATGTCGTCTGGCACAGAAGGCCAGCCCCATCGGGCTGTGACCTGTACCCCTGGCCTGAGCCCATTCTGGAAGAGTCCAGGAAAGATGGGAAATGATTGCGATGCAGTGACCATCGTGACTTGAGTGTAAGGCCGCCCAAGATCGAGAGCTGTCAGAGGATCCATGATGTAGTCAGTGTTCAAGGTCAAAGTGGTCTCGAAAGTGCCGTTACCATCTTCATCGATTTTGACTACCAGACCAGAAGTAGTGCCGATGTCATCTGTGTAGAGAATGACGGGAGAGCTCACACGATACGCTCGAGCGGATGCATTGGCATCTAAGTAGAAGCGGCGATTGGCGATTCTGTCGATGGAGCGTGAAGCTGCCTCAACCATTCCTTCGAGCAAAGTGTCATCGACATTATCGGAGATGCTCAGGAATGTCTTGATCTCTGTGAGTGTGGCGTAGCCGTTGGTAATGGCCATCAGCAGCTCTCAATCGAAAGGGAATTCGTGACGGATGCGAATGAGAGAGTCAATCGGTACATCTTCCCCATGTGATTGATCCTCTCTTGCAGAGCTGCTGATGGTCAAAGCCAGAGAGCCACCGGAAGGAGTGACTCTCTGACATCTAATGTCGGACTAGAAGCTTGGAGCTGCTAGGCCAGTGCCATTGATTTGAGCGATGGCTTTTGGATAACGCTCTGCCGAGAATGCTGCGAATCCAAAGAGCACAATGTTGAGAGCCACTTTGCCATTCGGCTCCTCGAAAGTGACATACATTGGCTCGCCTGTGCCGTCTTCCCAGAGATGCGCTTCGTTCGCATCCATGACAAAGATGGTGTCTTGATTGGTCGCTGCTCCGACATTGGTTGCAATGTTCGCATCAGTGACAATCGGAAGACCGAGAATCGAATATCCGGATGATGCGCCATAGGCAGGAGTACCTGAGCCCACGCCGATTGCATTTGTCGGATTGTTCGCTGTCGGTACAACCAGAGGTCGATTTGACGAATCTACGCCAGCCAAGAGGAATCCGAGACGGCGTGGATGCATGATGACGTGTGTTGGGCTGACATAGACATTGGACTGAATCTGTTGAATCGCATCAGCGATTTTTGGATAAAGCCCTGCCACTGTGCCAGTAGTCGCTGTGTAAGTGACCAAGATGCCGCTTGTCATGGTCGCAAGACCAAGAGGCTGACCATTGGATCCGGAGCCGTTGAGGATCAGATCATCGAGCTTTGTGTGATAGGCGCGAATGAGATCGGAGAGCACGATGCTCTCGATATTTGTGCCACGCATCAGAGCTTGCTTCGAGACTGATTGCTGACCGGCAATGGTGAAGACATCCACTGTCAAGGTGGTGTCATCAATGTCTTGGCTGACCGCTGCTGTGTTTTGGCTTGTTTGAGCTGCCACCGATGTGCCAGTGGTGATGCGGCTGATGACTGCTGACATGCCCTGCGCTGGGAGCTGATGCTTCCGAGCAGTATCGGCTGTCGGACGGCCTGCGCGAGCGAGCGGAGCATAGAGATCCACTAGGTATTGAGGCACTACAAGACCGGCAAAGTTAGAAGTCGAGACAGCTCGCTTCTCGATTGCCATTTCACGCTGATGGCGTTGAATGCGCTCTTGTGCATCGGGATCATTTTGGAATTGTGCGCGATAGGCATCTCCAAGGAATGAATTGCCACTACGCTCGGTATAGGTCATCTCTTCGCGTACTACATAAGCAGGAGAAGCGGAGCGAGTTTCGCTCTTGCTTCCTGCATCAACTTTTGCAGCTAATTCTGCCGCTTTTGCATTGCGGAGCTCGATGTCCGAGATCTGCTCGATACGCTCATCGAGCTTCTTGATCTCCACATTGAGAGCCTCCACATTAGCGAGCTCGACTTCTGTGAGATCGCGTTGCTCTTCGGCAGCGCGCTCGACAATCGACTCGATCATGCTTGTCTTGCTCTCACGCTTCTCGCGCAAGGAGACAAGGAATGAATTGGACATAGTTCTCCTTTATTTTGTGGGATTGTGAGAAGGTGTTGCCAAGAGCGGCAAGGTGTTCTGCTGACTTTGGATTTTATACCATTTTCTTCAATTGTGTGAGGATTGTCAGTGCTTTTGCGACACGCGATTCATCTCGACTGACGATGGCATCTGCCCATCGTTTTCCAGGATCTCCACCCCATAGAGCCCAAGCGATACGACCATTGGAAGGAAAGCCATCTTCTCCAGGAGAGAATCCTTCGCCTTGCTTATCAATCTCATGGCGCGCAAAGAAGGATGACATCCTGCGCACAGTCTCAATCGGCAGCTCTCGACTATTGGCAATGTCACGCGCTCTGGCAATTCCGATGGCTGTGCCGCCCCTGCCGAATTCTCTGCGCCACGCAAGACCGCGCTTGGCTTCTTCAATCATTCCGGCTGTGGGCTTGTAGCTTTGACGAATTTCGATGTCAGGAGTTTCTTCTCGATCACCATATTCTGCGATATTCAAAGCCGTCAATTGGCGCTCTGCCTGCTCCTGTGTTTTGTGACATCCCATCAGCTCGCGCCCTGCATCTTTGATGACTGCATAGCCAGAGCATTCTGGATGATCAGTGACGATGCTGTAAGGCATTTACTTCTTCAAGGAAGCAAGAATTTCACGCGCGTGAGATAGGCGTGTAGCTGTGGGCTCTTCCTTATCGCGTACTCCAGAGACAGTAGCGAGCTCGCCATAGGCTCCAAAGGTCACAAGCGAAATCTCCGCAAGATGAGCTTTGATGCGCTCGATGACTCCATCATCGCGCTTGCGATTCTTCAAGGGCATGAAGCCAATCGAAAGCTGATCTAAAGCTCCATCTTTGATAAGCTCCAAGACTTCATCTCCTGCGCGAGTCTGGCTGACTCTCATCTCTGCATAGAGTCCTTGATCAGTCTCTTTGAGCATCGTGGCTCGACCCAAAGGCATTGCCTTGGCATCGTGACCGCGCAAGAGCTTTACGCGGAAAGGAGCGCGCACTACATCAGCGAAGGCTCCCTTGCGGAAGACTTCGACCAATTGACCACTGATTCTCTGCTCGACATCATAAGGTACAGCGATGCCGCTAATTGTGCGACCATCACCACCGGCGCGATGTTCAAGATTGATCTGGAAGCTGCGATGATATAGCTCACTCATCGATTGTCACTCCTTCTGCATCTATGGAATCGACTGAATCCTCTGCAATATCTTCTTCCACATCTCCAGGATCAGCCTCATGTGCTGGACTCTCTTTATTTTCTTCCATTGGCTCTCTCTTTTCCATCTCTCGCACTTCATCAACAGTAAGAAATCCATTGCTCAAAGCAATCTGATGAGCTTGATAACGAGTGAGAGTATCTGTGCGCAAAAGCGAGTCATAGTTGAATCGCGCCACTTGACCGCGCACAAGTAGATCTGAGAGAGCTTCTTCGATGCGCTGAGCAATCGGCTGAATGCTCCAGCGTACAAGTTGAAGATTCTCTTGCTCGACATTGGAATAAGTGCGCGATGAATTAGGCGCTCCCAGATAATACGCAGGCAAGCCCAAGATGTTGGATGCTTCGACAAGTGCCTGCTGCTGCGCTTCAATCAATTGCGATTCCTGCGCGTTATCGCTCAAGACCTCGAATTCAGTCGTATTGTTGAGCACTGCTGGCGCGCGATTGCGCGATGAATACATCGACATCCATGCAGCTTTCAGAGCATCCGCTTCTTCTTGTGTGAGATCAGGATTGGCAGATTTCAAGATTGCCGATGGACTCACTCCGCCATCAAAGTATCGCGCAGCATATTCGTTGATCGCAATAGATTTTCCGACTGCTTGCTTTTGCGCGCCTAGAATTCCGACTCCGACAAGAGCTCCAGGCATAGAGAAATTCTTGATGTGCAGGATTTCTGATTGGTCATATTTTTTCTCGTCTATGTTATAGACGATCCGACCATTCTCTCTGCTGACATGCACTCGATTGGGCTCGACTGGATAAAAAGTATCTGGCAAGCCGTTGATTCCTGGCTCCCCTAGGACTGCGATGTAGTTGCCATGAATAAGCAATGCTGCTGCCATCGCACTAATTGTCTCCATGCGAGTGTGTGGCGGATTCGGCCGCAACAAGATATTGGGAGTCGGAGTGACGAGCTTTTCTCCACGATATGCGTGGAGCGGCATTGCTCCAATTGCATCAGAGATGAGTGTGATGCCGCGCCAGATTGCAGGCACTCCAAGAGCTGTGTCTTGATCGACATAGACTCCAGCCCAATTGCCCTCAAAGAATCTTCCGACTCTTCCCAATGAATCCACATAGCCTGTGTTCGTATAGACCACACTTGGCTGCATCTGTCTCTTGAGAAGTCTATTGAGCACTATCTCGCTCCAATGCTATGCCAAAGAGCGTGAGGATCACGCCCCCACATATTACCGCAACGCGCTGGGAATAAGTCGCAATTCCTGTCACGAAAATCATCGCGCCCAAGAGTTGAATGATTGTGCTCACTTGTTTTGTATTCATCAGTAGATCCTGCTCCTCGGTAGTTCCTTCTCCGGCTCTTTGTGAATGATGCCGAAGACTGCCAATGTTGCCGCGACTAGATCAATGGCTTCATCGCATGACTTTCGATCCCATGCCCATGCTTCGCCTAATGGTCTGCGACTTGTGCTCTTGATGACTTGATGAAGAAGCGGATCACCATCATGAGCAATCCGACCATCTTGGACTAGATCGTAGAATGTGCCGCATCCTTGAGCGAAGTCTCTGCGACCAATGGGAATGACATTGATGCCATCGCGTTGCATCGCATCAATGAAGGATCCTGCTGGAGATCCGGCATCAATGACAATCGGCGCTCGCCACTTTGTCGAGAGCTCTTTGCAGCGATCAATGACCCATCGCACTCCATCGCCACGCTCGACAATTTCAATGGGCACTTTGTTGCCAATACGCCCAGCCGCAGCAATGGTGGCCTTGTGTCGCTCGAAGGTGACATCTAGGCCGAAGACGATCTGATTGCCAATGCGTGTGCTCGTATCGGTCAGAGCTGTCCAAGCAGCATCACTGATCACTTGAACAGAAGAAGTCGATGGCCAGACATTGAGCCACTCTCTTGCAAAGATATGCGCTGGATTCATCTGCGCAGCTTGTCTGACAGCTTCCAAAGTCACACCATTGGGCAAGCTCAAGGATGGGATGGCTTGATACCAGACATCCTCATCATGGACATTGAATTCATCGCTAGTGGGAGCCCACTCGAACCAGGCCAAGCCAGAGTCTTTGTTGATGATGGATTCGTGGCCGAGCGCTCGATAATGCTTGAGAAGCTCGGAGCTCTGCGGATCTCCGGCATTGGAGACAAGCCAAAGCTGTCCATTCCTGCGCGTGGCCAGCGTAGGCCGCAGCGCAGCATCGATGTCCAGTGTGTGAGTCAGAGCTTCATCAATAATGACCAGATCCAGAGTGCGACCTCTGCCGCCATTGTTGCTCGGAGTGAGAATGGAGTACGAGCTGCCATTCTTGAATCTGACCATCTCGCTGCCGTTGCGATAAATGATCTTCGCAATTTGTTTGGAGATTTTCGGAGATTGCTCCATGATGGAGACGTGCTCATCCCAGGCGTGTCTAGCCATATTGCGATCCTGTGCCGTATAAGCGGCAAAGTGACCAGGCTGCAAGCATTCCATCGCAATTCTGGCGCTGACGAGCTTTGACTTTCCATTCTGACGGCCAAGAGTCGCGCCAGCCGTAGTCCAGAAGTAATCCCCACGATCATCACATTCCAAAGCCACATCTGCGACATAAGCCTGCCAGGGAAAGAGCTCGAAGCCCATCATCTCTGCGACTTTGCGCAATTGCACTCCGCGAGTCTTTCGCTCAGCTCTTCGGGGAGTGCCCCATCGCGGCATTGTGCTATTCAGCAGGAGTGTCATTGAGCTCCTGCCATAAGTCTTCTTCTTCGCGCTCTACTCCGATCATATCCCAGTGAGCGCGGATCTCTTTGGCGATAGCAGGCACAGAATGGAGATTCTTGCCGGATGCCTCAATCAGATCCCATGTGCGAGCAAGCCCCAGCATCGACTCGATGATGGATGGCGATATGTCTTGAAATCCTTTGAGCGCCTTAATCATTGCAGCTTCATGTCTGCGTGGTCTGGCCTTCTTCTTACCACTTCCGGCTTGGGAGCGATTTCTTCCGGATGGCGTTGCCATATTTAGCTCCTCTCGATTGATTACATGAGGAGCAGGATGGCCGAAGCTCTCCTATCCACATTCGCGGATCCGCGACTGATGCGAGCGGCGGATCGTGATCCACTTGGGTCGCAAGAGCAGTCTTGCACCAATAGCAGGTCGGATTCAGTGCCAGAATAATCTTGCGGATTTTTCTATAACTTTGTCCATATTTGTGAGAATTATTTTGATTTCTTTTATTTTGGGTCATTTTTTATCCCCCAATTTTTTTCCTGGGGAGAGAGAAAAAACATGGGGAACGGCGTGTAGGTCGCGCCTTTGTGGAAAAAAATGACTGACCATTTTGACTACTTGATTGCAGTGACAAGAATCGATAGTGATTGATTACCTGTGCTGCTCACTGCCCAGAGTGTCTCGCCCTCATGCAAGATGACGATGATCTTGTCTCCATTGTCCATCGACAGTCCATTGCTAGTGGTGACTCCCTCATCTCCCAGGTAAATCGTTCCCTTGGAATGAATGCAGACATTCCTCTGGACATTGTCTGTTGCGACAATCTGTGTAGCTGTCGTACCAATAGCAAACTGGCTACTCGTTGCCATTGTCTTGCTCCAGTCCCATGTGTCTCTTGCTCACGAATCTTTGGAAGTCTTTGTGATGGTCTGATGATAGCCAGTATCTGCGCTCATGCGGAAGGATGCAGCCTGTGACCGCGTGTATTGGGAATCCCAATCCCTTCGCTCGTAGGCAGAAGAGAAGATCCTCGCCCACCCATTCCTGATGCAGTGGCATATCTTGGAAGAAGCACCACTTGTCTCCTTGATGCACTGGATCAGCATTCTTGACGAATGCTTCCAAGACCCTGCGATGCACCATCAGACAGCCTGTGCCTGCCGCATCCACTTCCACTGTGCTGTCTTCTGGATAATCGTGAAAGGCAAAGAGCCCACCAGATTCTCCCAGCTTGAAGATGCAAGGCACTGGCTCCAGATAGATCTGGCCTGTCTGCCATCCACCGAAGACCACGCCTGAGACGATTGGCCGTTCATCCTTATCGGCTGCGGCAATCAGCTTCTTGAATCCCTCGATGCTCAGCTTCTCATCGGTATCGATCATCAAGAGCCAGTCATCTGTGGTCTTCTCCAGGAATGTCGCTGCCACTTGATTGCGCAAGCGCGAGATGACTCCTGATCCTTCCAGTGTGATGAATTGATTGAGCACCTTCTGACTTCTGGCCAAATCAAGGATGCTCGTCATGAACATCGTGCTGACATATCCTGGCGAGCAGATTCCGATGGTGATCTTTTCCTTCTCCTCGTTCATGCCATCTTCCTTCCGTAGTTGAGCGGATGATGCACATCCCTGATGAATGGGATGAGCTCTGCGTATTTGATGAAGTATCGACCAGGAGTGCGCTCAGATTCCACTTCTAAGTGCTGCACATCCTCTCGATGAATAGAGCCCAGGAGCCAGAAGGCATTGTCTTTGATGGGCATGATGAGCCAATACTTCTGATCGTGTTTATCGGCTGCGCTGATCCAAAGCGTGCGCAAGGCATTGCATCGGATTTC